AACCTAGTAGAATATGTAGGCACATTGCCTGCTCAAAGGAGAATGGTTAGGTTAGGTAGCAATCAAATACCGATGGCAACACAACCCGACTGGCGTTATGTATTCGAAGATAAAACAGTTCTTAAAGAACTTGAACGTGGATTCAGAAGAATTGGTGATCATGCTCGTGAGCGTGACGTTAAGCTCAGTTTTCATCCTGGTCAGTTTTGTGTACTGGCTTCAGACAATCCTGACGTAGTAGAACGCAGTATCGATGAATTTGAGTATCATGTGAACATGGCACGTTGGATGGGCTATGGCAAAGAGTTTCAAGACTTCAAGTGCAACATCCATATCTCAGGTAGACAAGGTTACCAAGGTATCATAGACATACTACCTAAACTTTCCCCAGAGGCTAGAAATATAATCACTATAGAAAACGATGAGATGTGTCATGGCCTCGATGCTAGTCTCATGCTAAAAGATCATGTAGCACTCGTTTTAGATATACACCACCACTGGATTAGAGATGAAGAATATATACAAGCAGATGATGACCGTGTTAAAATGGTTATTGATAGTTGGAGGGGTGTTAGGCCTACTCTACATTACAGTTACAGCAGGGACGAATGGCTTAATCAATCAAGCAGAATTGATGAAGGAAACAGGCATGATACCTGTCATTCCATACCTGAGTTATTAGAGACAGGTGCCAAGAAGCAAAAACTAAGAGCACACTCTGACTACTACCCTAACGAGAAAACAAATGACTGGGCATTGACCTTTTTAGATTCCTTTGATATACAATGCGAGGCTAAGGCTAAAAACTTGGCTAGCCAGCAATTATATGATAGAGCATTACTCACCAATAAATAGTTCTTATTAGGATTGCATTATGAAAAAAATTAAAAATACAAACTTTTATATACCAACAGGCGACACGTTCTTACCAAAGAAGCCAAACTATAAGAAAGAAGAGTTTGAAATGGCTAAGCCTTTCTTCAAGCATAATAGTGTAGCAATAGACGTAGGTGCTCATGTTGGCTTCTGGACTACAAGACTATTACAGGAGTTTGATAAAGTAATTGCAGTAGAACCAGTTGAAGACTTTATTAGGTGCTTAGAAGTAAACACAGAAGAGCTAGAGCATAAACTTGAAATACATGGTATTGGTTTAGGCAGTGAAGACGAACTTTGTTTAGAAATTGACCGTGTAAAAACAAACTCTACACTTACAGCCACAGCAGATTACTCTTGCGAAGAACAATCTACTGAATATACAATGGACACATTTGTAGCAAAAATGCTTGACGAAGATATTGATGGACCAGCAAGTTTAGACTTTATAAAGATATCAGTTGAAGGGTATGAATTAGAAGTGTTAGAAGGTGCGGTTGAAACTATTAAGAAATGGCAACCTACTATTTTTGTTGAAGTTAAAACAATGGAAGACGAAGACATCTCAGATTTCATGGAAGATATGAATTACAAAATTGCAGACGACGATCTAACTTCGTATGTTTGGGTACCGAATGAGTAAAAACTTTTTAGTATTCAAAAATTATAATATCACAGACCATACAAAATGGTATAACGATAGAACAAGTGAAATAGATCTTGTAGATAATTATAAAGCAATGGAAAAAATTGCTACAGCATCAGCACTTAAAAATGTTGAACGCCTGAACGAAATAAAAGTGTTTAGGGGAGAAGAAACAGATATAAGAGAAGTTTTTAAAAAGAACTTTTATGAAATATACGAGTTATGGCAACAAGGTAATAATATATTATATGCTGACCTAGACGTTATATTTACACAACCCGTAGACTACTTTGCAAGTGATAACATTTTTAGAATGTATAATCTCACAGACCCTGCACAAACATCATGCGATCATTATAACGTACAGTTCGATGCATACTTCAATTGTGGAATTAGATACTATCCCAAAGACATGAGCCAAGAGGTATGGGACTTAGGTATCAAGATGGTTGAAAATTGGAATTCAGAAAGATGGGATAGTGAACAAATTATATATAATGCCATGCTGTGGAGCCAAGATATACAACCTGACGATGTATATGATCCACGTGTTGCGTACCAATGTTTACACGACCCTGCAATAGTTGAAGGCAATAGAATAAACAAACAGTTTAATCAAATAGATCTCAATGAAGCACAGGCTGTTCATGTGCATGGAAGTAGAGGAAGTTCGGATAGATTATTCCTAATGGAAAACTTTGCAGAAGGTAAAATTCCGCAGTTAGAAGAAACTTTGTTTCTCTAAAAGTATTGTGGCGCCACATAACTTTATTAAGTCTGGACAGATATTGCAGTACTCTTGTACTATGTAGCCTATTCTAAGAGGGAGGCAATATTTTATTTTGTTAGACTGAATTAAGTCTGTCCATACTAATATTTACAAAAAACGTTAAAATTGACCTGAATATGGTATTTTTTAAGCCAAATTTACGGTTGACAAACAATTAAAACAGTATATAATAGTACAAATAGGAAAAATTATGTTATTAGAAAAACCAATCAAAGACGGATCAATCGTCACAGTTAAGTTAAACAGTGGTGAGGAGTTAGTTGCTAGATTTGAAAGTGAAACAGACACTGAATTGAATATTTCAAAAGTTAGAACAGTTGCACATGGTCAAGAAGGCTTAGGTATTATCCCTTGGATGATGACTGCACAAAGTAACACAATTTCCATAAATAAATCTACAGTGGTTGCATATACACAAACTGATGCGGAAATATCCAAATCTTATCAACAAGCAAGTACTGATATAAAACTAGTTTAAAATAGAACTAGCCTCAAATTAGGGAGACCAAAATGAGACGAAATATATTTTTTAGTCTATTAGTATTGTTTACTGCCACAGCATATTTCAATACTGATTCCGAAGCAACAGCAGACAGTAAAAACAAATACATCAGAATAGACGTACCCACAGTTCCAGAAAAGGCAATAGACATCAACCAAATGCATTGCCTTGCAACAAACATATATCATGAAGCACGTGGTGAAACCGTAAGAGGAAAGTTTGCAGTTGCTCATGTAACAATGAATAGAGTAAACAGTGACAGGTTTCCAAATACCGTTTGCAATGTAGTTTATCAATCACAAATGAGAACAAATTGGAAAGGCGAATCGGTGCCTAAAAGGCATAAGTGTCAATTCAGTTGGTACTGTGATGGTAAGAGTGATGCTATTATTTTAAGAACTGCTGAAGGCAACATTATAAAGTATAACATGAATGCGTGGGAAGAAAGCCTCAAGGTTGCAACCGCTGTTCTTAAGCATAATATACATGACACTACTTACGGTGCAACACACTATTTTAATGATAAATTAGCAGATCCGTACTGGGCTGATCATTATGTACAAGTTGCAGTAATAGATAATCACGTTTTTCATAGAATGGATACATACTAAGGCATTACTTTTTAGCAACATACGATAAATACTACTTTAACACACACTAATATGTAGGAGTAGTAGGTATGTATGAATATAGAGTAAATATCGATAGAGTAGTCGATGGTGATACAGTTGATGTAGACATCGATTTAGGTTTTGGAGTTTGGCTTCGAGGCGAAAGAGTTAGAATGATGGGCATTGATACACCTGAAAGCAGAACATCTGATGTAGTAGAAAAAGTATTTGGTAAAGCCGCTAAGGCAAAACTAGAAGAACTACTAGGTGAAACAGCAATTCTAAAAACGCAAGTCAGTAAAGATGGCGAAGACATGAAAGGTAAGTTTGGTAGAATACTAGGCGACTTTGATGTTGAGTTTAACGGTGAGATGAAACCAGCAACAGACGTTCTTGTTGAAACAGGTCATGCAGTAGCATACTTTGGTGGAAGTAAGGAAGAAGTTCAGATGAAGCATATGGCTAATAGAAGTAAATTGCTTTCAGAAGGTGTAGTAACAGAACTCACAAGAGCAGAAGCAGGCTTAGAAGACTAATTTTTAATCGAACAACGCCCAACCCAGTTGGGCTAGTTCACTAACAAACAGAGACATGGCAAGTAGTAGTAGTAAAAAGAAAAACGTAACAGTATATCTTATCCCAGAATGTGAAACTAGAGATAGCCACACATATCATTATACAGCAGTTAAAACTAAAACATTAACACAGGAAAATAGGAAACTTAAAATGAAAAAGTATAATCCTGTTAAAAGAATCCATGAAATGTTTGTAGAAGCAAAACTGCCTAAGCATCAAAAATAATCCAAAAAACGTAAAATAATACTTGACATATATCTAAATAGACTGTATAATATACAAAATATTTAGAGGCAATGAAATGAAACGTTTTTATTCAGGAAAGACATATTCGCATTCAACTGGTCACAGTTGTGCGTTTAGACAATGGCGAGCAGATTCGCATTGTAATTTAATTCATGGTTATGCATTACAGTTTGAATTCACCTTTGGTGGAGATGAACTTGATGACAGTAACTGGATAGTAGATTTTGGCGGATTAAAGCCACTTAAAGAATGGTTGAAATATATGTTCGATCATACTTACTTGGTAGCAGAAAACGATCCAGAGTTAGAAACAATCAAAATGTTACAAGAGAAAAACTTGATTGACATGAGACTTGTTTCACACACTGGTTGTGAAAGATTTGCTGAAATGGCTTTTGACAAAGCAGATGAAATTGTCAAAGAAATGACAAATGGAAGATGTTGGGTACAAAAGACCACAGTAAGAGAACATGAGCATAATAGTGCAACTGTTGAACTTGCTGACACTCAGAGGATTCGCTTTACAGTTAATCCAGACGAGTAGTGTGTAGCAGAGTGTAACTTTTCCCGGGTGCCCGGGTGTTTACTGCACTATAAAACTTAGAACATAATTTGCAAGGCTACTGATCAATGCCTATAAACCGATCAGTGAAGAATGAGAGATGCACGAATGGTATTTCGTAAATTGGGTTTGGACAAAGGCTAGTTAGAGTAGACTCCGGCTTATCCCGGATAAAACAGATTGAGCGGCCCCTGTAAAAAGTCCCTAAGTGTACCGTGTCTCTTCGTGCCCCGTTCGTCTAGTGGTTAGGACACATGGTTTTCATCCATGCAACAGGAGTTCGATTCTCCTACGGGGTACCATGTTTAAGCGGATATAGTATAACGGCTATTACGAGACGTTGCCAACGTTTAGATCCGAGTTCGATTCTCGG